GCGTCGGCGCTCGTGTGCGCGCTGGCAGGCGCGCTCGATGCGCTGGGCGCGCAGGGCGTGCAGCGCGCGCTCTGCGCCGGGCACGCAGCCATCGCAGCGGACGACCGGGCCGATGTGCGCGCGGCGTTTACCGTGGCCGTGACAGGCCTGCGGCAGCTCGCCGCGGCCTACCCCGGCCACGTTGCGGAGGACACCGGCCGCGTCCCCGCGCAGGAGACAAAACCCAACGGCAGCGCAGCGGCCGGGCGCTGCCCCGGCGCTGTCCCCGGAAGCGGACAGCAGAGAAAAAAGGAGACATGAGTATGGAAAACATCCACATGGACCTGCGCCTGTTTGACGCAAACACGCAGGTGACCACCCAGCAGAGCCTGACCGAGGAGATGAAGACGTTCTACTCGGACTACCTCATCGACGCGGCCGAGCCCGAGCTCGTGCACGACCAGTTCGCGCAGAAGCACCCCATCCCCGCAAACGGCGGCAAGACGATCCAGTTCCGCCGCTTCGCCCCGCTCGGCAAGGCGCTGACCGCCCTGACCGAGGGCGTGACCCCCGACGGCCAGAGCCTGAGCATGACCACCGTCGAGGCGGCCGTGCGCCAGTACGGCGGCTACATCCAGATGAGCGACCTGCTGCTGCTGACCGCCATCGACAACAACCTCACCATGGCCACGAAGCTGCTCGGCGCGCAGGCCGGCCGCACGCTCGACACGATCACCCGCGAGGTGCTCGTCGGCGGCGACAACGTGCAGTATGCCGACGAGTCCGTGTCCGCGCGCTACCTGCTGCAGGGCGGCAACGCCAGCGCCGCCGACAACAACTACCTGACCGTCGACTGCATCCGCCGCGCCGTGCGCGCGCTCAAAAACGCCAACTGCCGCCGCATCGACGGCGCGTTCCCGGTCATCATCCACCCCGACGTGGCCTATGACCTCATGAACGACCCGAAGTGGCTCGCCCCCCACCAGTACGTTGACACCGAGCACATGTACGAGGGCGAGATCGGCAAGATTGAGGGCTGCCGCTTCGTCGAGAGCACGGAGGCAAAGATCTTCCACGCGGCCGATCTTGCCGGCGACAGCCGCACCCTGCTCACGGCCGGCGCGGTGAGCGGCAAGACCACCTTCCCGTTCGACGGCGGCACGGTCCAGGCCGGCGCACTCGTCGGCCGCCAGGTACTCATCGGCAATGCGTGCGTGACCGTCACGGCCAACACCGCAAGCTCCATGACCGTCGACGCCGCCGTCACGGCCGAGGACAACGCCATCATCTACCCCGGCGAGGCCGGCGCGCAGGGCCGCGACGTGTACGTCACGCTCGTGCTCGGCGCCGACGGCTACGGCACGACCGAGATCACCGGCGGCGGTCTGGAGCACATCGTCAAGCAGCTCGGCTCTGCCGGCACGGGCGACCCGCTCAACCAGCGCGCAAGCGTCGGCTGGAAGGCCACGAAGGTCGCCGTGCGTCTCGACGACAGCGCCATCCGCCGCATCGAGACCTGCAGCACCTACACCGAGTAAAGAAATCCACCCATGCCTCCCGCCCGCGCGGCGGGAGGCGCACCTACAACAAGGAGGAAACAACTATGGCAACCAGAAAAAAGACCGACCGCGCCGCCGCTGAGGCCTGGCTGAGCGAACCCGTGACCGTGCGTCTGTTCCGCGACAACGGCAGCTACAAGGAGGACAAGGTCGTGACCGTCAACGGCGAGACCGTGCGCATCCCGCGCGGCGAGGACGTGATCATCCCGCGCCGCTTCGCGCTCGTGCTCGCCCAGGGTGAGGCGCAGGACGCGCGCACCGGCGCGCTCATCGAGCGCGAGACCGCCCGCTTTGCCGCCGAGAGCGGTGCGCTGGGGCTCTGACCATGGCGACGCTTCAGCAGGCGCTCACGCGCATCGACACGATCTGCCCCAACGCATGGGACGACGCGGCAAAGCTGCTGTGGCTCAACGAATGCGAGAGCATGATCCAGACGCGCATCCTCGGCACTGCGCCCGAGGCGTGCATCACCTATGACGCGGACACCGCGCGCAGCACCGTGCTGCTCGTGCCCGCGCCGTTCGACCGGCTGTACGTGTACTACGTCATCGCCATGTGCGACTACGCCGCGCACGAGACGGCGCACTACGCCGACAGCATGATGCTCTTTAACGCGGCGCTCGACGAGTACGCCAAGTGGTATCAGCGCACGAACGGTACCGCGGCCGCGACCCCCGGCGCGGCGGCGCAGATCGCCGCCAACAGCGCCGCCCGGCACATGCACGAAAACAAGGGCGTGCTCGACGGCATCACGGCCGCGCGGGCCGCCGCGTGGGACGCGAAGGTCTCCCCCGCCGCGCTCGGCCCGGCCGTGAACACGGCGCTGCAGGCGGCAAAGGACTCCGGCGCGTTCCGCGGGGACAAGGGCGATCCCGGCGAAAAAGGCGAACCCGGCGCACCCGGTAAGACACCTGTCAGAGGCACGGACTATTGGACGGTAGCTGATAAGCAGGAGATTGTCAACAGCGTCATAGCCGCCCTGCCTGATGGCACGGAGGTGAGCTACTGAGATGAAAAAGCTCTACGAAGAAACCGCCGTACAGGACATTGCAGCAGCTATCCGCGAGAAAAATGGCACTGCAACGAAATACAAAGTCGCGGAGATGGGCGATGCTGTGAGGCGCTGCTTGAACACCGGAGTGGAAACCGAAGTGTACACATTTGACCAGTGCCGCGCAGAGGTAGACAGGTATCTGAAAAACGTCACTTACGACCCCTCGGACTACGCTGTCTCGCAGATACCCGAATATGTGACGACAGTGAGCGCAAACCGACCTGTTGGCGTAGACATTGTGATGAAGTCCGCCGGAACGCTGACAATCGTGGACGGGTACACAGGTAACAGTGTTTCGCAGCCGGTCAGCGCAGGAGCAATCACAATCTATAACTGCACACCGGGCTCGATATCAACTTTTGTGCTGCTTGTTGGCGGAAAAGTTATCCAGCAGGGCGTCATTAAACCGACCGGAGCGTGCCGCATGATTCATTTGCTGAACGTGGGCAACGTGCGCGATCTTGGAGGCTGGGATTGCGATGGTGGCAGGGTAAAGTACGGGCTGCTCTTCAGGGGCGGCGAGATGTATGGATATCTGACCGATGACGGCAGACAACAGGCGATTGATATGCTCGGAATCCTCAAGGAAATTGACCTGCGTTTTGCGTCTGAACTGAACGGCAGGACAGAAAGTGGCTTTGGACCGACCGTAGATATGCTGTGGGTTGATATGACATGGAACGACCTTGCGTATCAGAAGTCAAGCGGGAATATCAAGGCGATCTTCGACCCGCTCTTCGATTATGTCATCGCAAACAAGCCGACATACTTCCACTGCTCTGCGGGCGCAGATCGAACGGGCGTGGTCGCTCTGCTGTGCGAAGCGATACTTGGGGTATCACAATCCGACTGTGATAAGGATTACGAACTCTCGAGTTTTAATTCTGGCGTCAGCACAGATGCGGAAGCCCGTCGCAGGAACGAAACGCCGTGGACGCGCGAGATTAACTACTTGAATGCCTATCCTGGTGCGACATTCCGCGATAAGGTGGTTAATTTTATGGTGTCGTGCGGCATTACAATCGAAAAAATCAACGCTTTCCGAGCAGCTATGATCGACGGGACGCCGGAGACAGTGACGGCAGATATCGCAACGTACAGCATCACAAAAACACTCACTGATGTCACAGTCAGCAACGGAGCGGCATCTGTGCAGCAGTACCAGCCGTTCGTAGCAAGCATCACTCCCACGAACGGCAAATTGATTGAATCCATCAAAGTGACGATGGGCGGGAAGGACGTGACTGCTGCTGTATTGCGTGGCAGCACGGACGTGCTGAGGCGAGCTGTACGGGTCGCTTTGACAAAATGCACAAGTAGCAACCCACGCGCGTATGTCATCGACGGGCAGTCTTATTGTACTGCGATAACTGCCGACACGGGGTGCGAAGTCAGTAATGTAAAAATCATGATGGGAGGTGAGGACGTGTCCACATTTTACAAAGATGGGGTCATAGCTATTCCAGAGGTGATCGGCGATATTGTTATCACGGCAACCGCTGTAGCCCAAGCCCCAGCATATACAAACCTGCTTGATGCCGCGATTGACATGGATGGAAACGTCATCGGGCATACGCCTATGTATAAAAATATGCGATACAATAGCAGCAGCGGTGCACCTGTTGCACACTCAGGGACGAATATCACGGGCTTGCTCCCGGTCAAAAAGGGTGATGTCGTGCGTATTCGATGGAAAGGGAACACTGATGTGTCATATCAATCTATCAAGTTTTTCAAGTCTGACCGAACCCAAGTCAAAGTCGGATATACATCTTTGGCCAATATCGAAAAAGGCCAAGCAGGGCCTGTTATAAACTTTAATGCTGCCAATGGAGTTGCCGATTTTGAGTTTACCAGCTCAAATGGCGCAGCCTATTTTTCAATCGTGCTCTACGACACGCTGGAAAATGTAATTGTTACTACAAACGAAGAAATCATATAAGCCTCAAAAGAGCCTCTTGTTGATTTTACAGGATGCCCTACAGCATCGGATTGATGAGATGCAGAGATGAAGGAGGTAACAGCTGATGGAATTTGTTTCTTGCGATCCGTCAAATTACCGCGCCGGGCGCACGCAGCCGGTGCGGTACATTGTGATGCACTACACGGCAAACAACGGCGACACTGCGCGCAACAACTGCGATTACTACCACCGCGTGGGCGGCCTGCAGGCCAGCGCGCACTATTTTTGCGACGAGTATGGCGCGATGCAGTCCGTGCTCGAGTGCGACACGGCGTGGCACTGCGGCGCGCGGGCGTACTGGCACCCCGAGTGCCGCAATGCCAACAGCATCGGCATCGAGATGTGCAGCCGCAAGCGCGCCGACGGCAGCTACTACATCCTGCCGGAGACCGTGGCAAACGCCGCGACCTTGGCAAAAGGCATCATGCAGCGCTATGGCATCGACACGGAGCACGTTGTGCGGCACTACGACGTGACGGGCAAGCGCTGCCCCATGCCGTGGGTGGACGACCCGGCGCAGTGGACGGCATTTCTGGCCACGCTGATGCCGGAACACCCGAACGAAGAGGAGGAAGGACCCATGACACGATACAACAAAATCGACGACATGCCCGCGTGGGCGCGCAGCGATGCGCAGCGGCTCATCGACCGCGGCGCACTGCGGGGCAATGAACGCGGCGAGCTGGATCTCTCGCCGGACATGCTGCGCACGCTGATCGTGTGCCAGCGGATGGTCGATCAGGCAAAGGAGACATAAATGGACCGACTCACAACGATCAAAGCGGCCGCCTGCACGGCGGCCGCAGCGCTGACGGCCTTCTGGGGCTGGACGGGCTGGCTGGCGGCGGCATGGTTTCTGGCCATGCTGCTCGACTATGCCACCGGCAGCGCCGCCGCCCTGCGCGCCGGAACGTGGAGCAGCCGCGCCGCCCGCGAGGGCCTGTGGCACAAGGCGGGCAGCGTGGCGGGCGTGCTCGTGGCGGCGCTGCTGGACTTTGCCCTGCGCGTGCTGCTCGGCAGCGTGCCGGGGCTGGGCATCGACTACGACGTGCTGCTGTGCCCGCTCGTGACGGCGTGGTATCTGCTGACGGAGCTGGGCAGCATCGCCGAAAACGCGGGCGCGCTCGGCGCGCCGATGCCGCAGTTTCTCATGCGGGCGATCGCCGCCCTGCGCGCCGGCATTTCCGACCGCGGCGGCGGAGACGGGAACGGAGGCGGCGCGGCATGACGGACTTTTCCCCGCTGAATTTCCCGCTGCCGGAGCGCACCGGCGCCGAGGGGCTCGACGCGCGCGTGACGGCGCTGGAGGAGACGATCGTCCGGCTGCTGGAGGCGCTGCAGTACACACTGACGAACCTCGGGCGCGAGAACTTCAACCCCGCCGCGCTCGAACGGCTGCGCGCCGAGCTGCGCAGCGGGCAGACCACGAACCAGTAAGGAGGCAGGCAATGCATCTACCCACATTTCCCCGCGCCATGCCCGTGACGCGGCGCGTACAGACCGACTTTCGCGGCTACGACCACCGGCCGGGCTGCCCGGAGGGCGGCATCTACGAGATGACGAACGGCTCGGCAGCCGACGCGCCGCTGTTTTCCACGCGGCCGGGCCGCACGCTGACCTATCCGACCGGCGGCGGCAGCGCGAACGGACTGTTCGCCGTCGACGGCGGACTGCTCTGGTGCACGGGCCAGACGCTGTATTTTAACGGCACGCCCGTCGACGGCTGCACGCTCGTCAACGGGCCGAAGGTGTTCGCCGAGCTCGGCGGCACGGTGCTCATCTGGCCGGACAAGGTCTGGTACCGGCCGGATATGGGCACGTTCGGCAGCGCCGAGCCGAGCTGGAGCGGCACGGTGGCGCTCCAGCGCTCGGACGACAGCAGCGGCGCGCGCGCCGATTCCGTCGCCGCGAACGGCATCGACACGCCCTTTCGCGTGGGCGACGCCGTGACGTTCAGCGGCTTTTCCACGCCGGAGGACAACGGCACCTACATCATCCGCGCCATCGCGGGCGCGGTGCTCGTGTTCGACCCCGACACGTTCTCTGCCGTCGGAGCGGTCGAGCACATCACGGTCACGCGGCGCATGCCCATGGCGCTGCACGCATGCACATACGCCAACCGCATCTGGGCCTGCGCGCAGGACACCGTCTGGTGCACGAAGCTCGGCGACCCGCTGAGCTGGTACTGGTACGAGGCGGACGAAAACGGCACGGTCGCCACGGCGGCATGGAGCGTGGACGTCGGCACGCCGGGCAACTTTTCCGGCTGCGCGGCGACGGGCAGCGGCGTGGTGTTTCTCAAGCCGGACGGGCTCTGGCGGCTCTACGGCACGAAGCCGGGCAACTTCCAGCTCATCGCCTCGGCGGCGCTCGGCACGGAGAAAAACTCCGGCCGCTCGCTCGTGACGGCGGCGGAGACGCTCTACTATCTCTCCCCCGCCGGGCCGGCGCGCACCTCCGGCGGACGGCCGGTGCGCATCGGCGACGCGCTCGGGCGCACGCTCACGGCCGGCGCGGCGGGCACGGACGGTACGCGCTGGTATCTCTCGGCGCACGATCCGCAAAACGCATGGCACCTGTTCGTATACGACACGCGCAGCGGCCTGTGGAGCCGCGAGGACGCATTTCACGCATCCGGGTTCGCCCGGCACGACGGCGCGCTCTACGCGCAGGATCCGAGCGGCGTCTGGCGCTTCGGCACGGGCAGCACGGCGCAGCTGGAGAGCATGCTGGAGACGGGCGATTTCGTCAGCGGCAGCCCGGACTGCAAGCGCCTGCTGCGCGTGCAGCTGCGGCTGGAGGCGGACGCAGGCGCAAGTGTCACGGCGGCGGTGCAGTATGACTCCGACGGCGTGTGGCACACGCTGGCGACCGTGGCGGCAGGCGCGAAGCGCTCCGTCACGCTGCCGGTGCTGCCGCGCCGGTGCGACCACTTTCGCCTGCGGCTGACGGGCACGGGGGCGTGGCGGCTGCTGTCGCTCGCGCGCACGGAGACCGCCGCCGGACCGCAGCACTGAAGAAAGGAGACCTTATGGCCACAAAATACAAATACGACAAGGACACCGACTACGCCGCGCTCATGGAGCGGGCGGCGCAGCGCGGCGACAACGCGGCCGCCGCGATCTATGAGCAGCAGCGCAACGCGAAGATCCGCGGCGAGGGCATGACCGATGTGACGCAGTCGAACGACTACGCGCAGTATCTGCCGCTCGAGGACGTGCCGGACTACGACGACACGCACCGCCGCCAGGCAGAGTCCCTGCTGACCGAGCGCGACACGACCGGACAGCGCGCGCGCATCGACCAGATGCTCGACGCGCTGCTCGGCGAGGAATTCGACTACGACCCGGCATCGGACAAGCTCTACGCCGCCTACCGCCAGCAGTATGAGCGGCAGGCGGATCTCGCATCGGCCAACGCCCTCGGCGCGGCGGCCGCGCTGACGGGCGGACGGGCCTCGACGGCGGCCGTGGCGGCGGCGCAGCAGGCGGGCGGATACTACCGCGCGATGCTCGCGGGCAAGCTGCCGGAGCTGGCGCAGCTCGCCTACGAGCGCTACAACGGCGAGCGCAAGACGCGCCTGAGCGCGATCGACGCGATGCTCGACGCGGCCGACAGCCGCGATGGCGTGACGAAGGCGCAGATCGCCGCGCTGCTCGACATGGACGACGCGGACTACGACCGCGCGGACAGCAAGCTGCAGCAGCAGGCCAAAGACGCGGCCGACCGCAAGGCCGCCGCCGACAAGAAGGCCAAGGAGGAAAAGGCCGCGCAGGAAGCGGCGGACAAGGCCGCGCGCAGTGAGGCGCGGCGGCAGATCACGCTCATCCTGCGCAACGGCGGCACCGTACCCAACGACCTCTGGGAGCAGAGCGGCTACAGCGCCGTGACGATCGCGGCCATGCTGCGCGGGCGGAAGGGTTAA